CATTGTGTAAGAAGGCAGAGGCATTTATAAATCAGGACTACAACAAGAAGGCCTGGTCTAAAATACGCCCGACAGATCAAATAGAACGCATCCAGCAGACTAAAATGCCCCTCCAACTGGGAACCACTGAAATAATATTACAACTTTTTTTTCTGGATCGCAAATCACCAAAGGAAATAGCAGATACATTATATAAATCAAGAAGGTACATCAACAAGGTCATTCATAAATATAAGTCAATCCTCGCAGAAAACATCAAAAAATCAGTCTAAATTGGTTCCCGCCAGTACATATATAAATAGTGATTTCCTTCTGTCCGATAGGACAGCCACCCCTTGAGGGGTGAGGGGTGATTAAAGAACAGATTAAAAACAAATTGAGTAGCACCACAGATCAGATGCCCGATGGTCTCCATGATCACGGCCTGATCCCAAGCCGGGACAGAACCCGGCTCTAATACAATCCCAAAGGGTAAAAATAGTGGCAAGTAAAACCAAAGTAGAAACCCCGACCAAGAAACAGCTTATAAACCTAAGATGCAAGAAAGGTCTTACAGAACGTGAAATATCTGCTGTAACAGGCATACCCAAAACCACAATACACGATACACTTCAAAAGATACAGAATGATCCAGACTTCAAAGACTTCCAAAGCAATAAAGCAATATACTTCGAGAAAATACAACATGAACTAGTTAAAAACGCCGACCATGAAGCGATAAAAACCATGTTAAATAAGCGAGGTATGACGGATGCGGCGATCCTGGAAGATAAAATTAGATTAATACGAGGCCAGAGTACAAATAACACCCTGATCGACGTTAGAGCCTTAATCATGCAAGTGGAGGATGAGAGGCAAAATACGGCAGAAAACACCCCTCCACCGATTGAAGTAAATAACAGCCTTGTAAGTAGTGAATAAGATAGGAGAATATATTACGTCCTATAAGAAAGCTTATGTAAACATACTGCTGTTATAAAACGATAAGTCGCCGTTATAACATATGATTTCCAATTCGACTGGCGATTATAGTACCCAGGTGTAGGTAATTACGGTGGAGGATAAGGCTCATATACACAGGCAAAGTGGAGGCAAGGCTATTCTGGCAGGGTAGCTGGTGGAGCAAGCATCACAGTTTGGAGACAAGACAGAGGCAAAAGTCAAAACTAGTATAGGGGGGACGGGGTAGACCAAGTCGTCAAAGTTTTACTACTTCCCTCATTCTTTACGAAAATTCAAAAAGGCACTTATGAGATTCCGGGACATACTTCATATCACTAGATGTTGGACTGGCAGAAGGTGGGTGAACTTCTTTGGTGGGATGTTAGCGATAGGGTTTATGGGTTTGAGGGTTGACCGGATGATGGTTGGTCGCAGGTGGGTTATTCCCCGTAGGCGTTCCTAATTTTCGCAGAAAAATTAAAAAGGGTTCACATGAGCATACGATCAATGCCGTCGAATGAGAAGTTTAGGAAGAATTACGACAGGGTATTTCGGAAGAAGCGGAAGGTGAAGAAGTGAGTGACGGAGTTACTGACCCTGTAGACATCATTGCCGCCCGTAACGAGTATTTCAAGGGCAATAGGATAGCGGCGTTTTACCATAGGAAGCACCCTGATTATCCTGAGTTTAGGTATCCGAATCCTTTGCAGGAGAAGTTATTGGAGGCGTGGAAAGACCCTAGGTACAAGGTATTCACTTACTCAGGCGGGAATCGCATTGGAAAAACCTTCTGCGGCGGGTTGATTGCGGTGAGTACGATGTTGGGTGAGTGGCCGTGGAGTGGGGAGAGGATGGAGTTTCCCCATAAGAAGGCACGGAAGGTCAGGTATGTAGGTCAGGCGTGGGAGAGTCACATTAAGGCTGTAGTTGAGCCGATGGTGAAGTTCTGGTGGCCTCAGAGTAGGGGGGTGGAGACTAGGAAGAACAACCAGGGGATAGAGTCTCATTGGACGGATTTGGTGTCCAAGTCCACTTTGGAGATTATGTCCAATGTTCAGGACTCAAGCGTTTTTGAGGGTTGGGAGGGGGATTTGGTCATTTATGACGAGCCTCCCAAGAGGGACGTAAGGGTTGCCTGTGCGAGGGGTCTGATTGATAGGCAGGGCAGGGAACTGTTTTGCATGACGCTTTTGAAGGAGGCGTGGATTCACAGGGAGGTTATCAAGGCGAGGCTTCCCAACGGTGAACCGGACTTGAGTGTTTTTAATATCAATGGGGATATATGGAGTAACGTAGGTTACGGGTTGACTCAAGAGGGTGTTGACCAGTTTAAAAAGACCCTAACGGCGGATGAGCAACAGGCGAGGTTGCACGGTAAGCCGTCTTACATGAGTTCTTTGGTATTCCCCAAGTTTTCAAGGGACATTCACGTTAGAGAGGCTTTTGCGATTCCGTTGGATTGGATCGTGGACATCTCTATCGACTTTCACCCGTCTAAGAAGTGGGCGGTTGTGTTCATGGCTACTGCGAGGAACGGGATCAAATATATCTGTAACGAGATTCACGAACACGGAAACCCGAAGTACATTGCGGAGCAGATCGTCAGGATCATGAAGCAGAACAATTACCGGATAGGGCGATGTGTTATCGACCCTCTTTCAAAGGGAGACAAGAACAACGACGACACGGTTTACGACAGGGTGTCGCAGACGTTGGGGGCTTACAATATCTCTTTAGAGACAGCTTCAAAGGACAAGGACATCGGGATTGCTTTGGTGAATAATTTATTGTGGACGGAGAACGAGATGCCGGGGATTTATTATTTCAAGTCCTGTCCGATGAGTATCCAGCAGACGGAGGACTTGATGTACGACCCCGATTCGTTGAAGCCAACGGCGATGAAGGTCGAGGATGATTTTACGGAGTGTATTTATAGATTGGCTTTACTTAACACCCAATGGTTCCCGGAGACTACTTACCAGGGGAACAAGATCAACATGGTGCTTTAATGGACATTAAGAAGTGGTCAGACGATGAGATAGTCGAGATACTAAGACCCGACATGGAGAAGTCCCAACAGGTACAGGACTTGTTGAGTTCTCAGAGGGCAGAGTATTATAAGAGGTATCGTTGCGAGCCTTACGGCAACGAGAGGGACGGGTTTGCCCAGAGTGTAGCCCCTGTGATTCACAATAATCACAAGTGGACGATGGCTAACCTGATGGACATCTTCACCGAGGACTTCTTTGTCTTGAAGGGCGAGGATGAACAGAGGGCCTCTAATTTCCAGAAACTCATTTATTACCAGATGTTTCGGAAACAGGACGGATTGAGGAAGTTCTACGACTTCCTTTACACCGCTGATTTGAACCACTACGCCGTCTTCAAGGTCTATTACAAGGAAGATTTTGAACTGGAGAACGAGTTTTACGAGACTTTATCGGCTGACGAGATGAGTCAGTTGGTTGGTGACGAGTCTGCAACTGTTTCAAAGTACGATGAAGTCACTGATGAGATGGGAAATATCTCTTTCGGGAAGGTCAAAGTCGTCAGGAAAGTGATGAAATACGCTGGTCCTTGGTTATCTGTGCCTCCGTTGTGGGAAATCTTCTATTCTCCTGACTGCCGGATCACTGAATGGGGGGCTATTGAGGGTAGGTTGGTCTACCATGAAACCCAAAAGACCTTAAACGACATTCGCAAGAGGGAAAAAGCGGGTATTTATAGGAAGGGTACTTATGAAAAAGTCAAGGAGAAGGAAAGCGAGTCGTTCAACAACGCAGACGACAAGGCAGAGTTCCTTTTCAATGTGGACGATGTGTCTGAGGTTTCCACGAATATCGAATCAGACAGGAAAGAAAGTGTTTTAAGCCGACTTGTCACCATTCAGGAGTGCTATTGTCGGCTGGATATAGACGGTGACGGGCTTTTAGAGGACGTTATTGTTGATTTATGTGACGATGTAGTCTGTCGAGTGGTTGAAAACCCCTATAAGAGACCTCCTTTTAGGTTTGGAAGTGTGTCACCGGAGCCTCACAAGGTCGCTGGTTGGGCGATGCCCTCTCTATTGGACTACGACCAGAAAATACAGACCAATCTTTTGAGGTTAATACAGGATTCGGCGGCTTTGGACTGTTACAAGAACCCTGTTACCAATGATTACCAGATGTTCACCTATTTGGAGACTAGAAAGCCCTTCGCAGTTATCAAGGGAGACCCCGAAAAGTTGGGTGAGGTGAAATCTTCTCCCCCGTCTCAGTTTGTTCTGAAAGCCTACGAGATGTTACAGGCGCAGAACGAGCAGAAAACGGGCATTACTAGATACAATCAGGGTCAGGACGCATCTTCTCTCAATAAGACCGCCACGGGCATTGACGCTATCATGGCGGCTTCCAATAAGCCCCTTAGAATGATCGCCAAGATGCTTGGTAACGGCCCAATCATGGGCGTTATCAGAGATTTCATCTACATCAATCAGTTAAACCCCCCGAAGAAAGACATTCAGATACTAGGGACTGACATTCAGGTCAAACCCGAAGATATGAACGGGGCTTATGACATCGAGATCGACATCGGAGTTTCCCCCGCAGAGCGTCAGGCGATGGCAAATCAGGTTGATTTGCTGATCCAGTTCGCAACTCAGGCCGGCCTTCAAATGGGGCTTATGGACAGGGTGCATCTCCTTCGTGCCATGAAGAAGAAGTACAAGTATCTAGGAACAAAAGTCGATGATTTGATGAAAACCGAACAGCAGATCATCCAAGAGGAACAGCAGAAAGCACAAGAACCTCCACAGCAGAAGGATTGGAAGGAGTTTGTGCAGATGGACAAG